GTTATTAACTAAGTCTTCTTCTGGTGTTATGAGTGTAGCTCTTAGCGATATTTTCGCTGAGTTTTCTGCAGGTACTGGATTATCTTATTCTGATGGTATTTACAGCTTAAATGCTTCAACCAGTAACGTAAGTGAAGGAAGTAACCTCTACTTCACTAATGCTCGAGCCCGTGCTGCTATTTCGGTTGATGCTGATGGCCTTGCATATAACTCAAGCACTGGAGAAATTGCTCTTACTGCTGATACTGATGATATTAGCGAGGGAGCGGGTAATCTTTACTTCACTAATGCTCGAGCCCAAGCCGCTATTACTGCAGACTCTGCAGCGGGTAACATGGCAACAGTTACTAACGGTGCTGTATTGGTTCAAAAGTCTGACTTCCGCAGTACTTTCGCACCTCAAAACTTGACTGCTAATACTTTCGTAACTTTGAATCATCAACTCGGTGAAAAGATCGTTCATTGTTCAGCTTATGATAGTAACGGTAATAAGATTCAATTGGATGTACAATTAACAGATGCTAATAACCTAAAGGTTAAGTCTGTTATCAATGTTACAGGTGCTGAGATCGTGGTCTCATTGTAATAAATATTTCCCCATAAAAAAGGGCTTTGGAAGTACCTCCCCGAGCCCTTCCCCTCGTTCTCCTCGAGGGGTTTTTTTTTATCCTTGCTAGTGTGGTTTTTATGGTTTATACTTCTAAAGGGTAGGGTCGCTCCCGGAACAGCAGAAGAGCCCAGATAAATATATAATTCCCCCTTCTTCTAATGGTGCTAAAATGGCAAATGAAATTACTAATACCGGGCTAGTCGGTGATTTAAGACTCGCTCAAATGATCTCTATGGAAATCCGCTTATTACTCAAGGATTCCGTAAACCTCCGTAACACTCCCTTCGTGGATTTTGTTGGATCTATTAATGGTCAAGGATCCGATACTATCCGAGTGCGTAAAGCGTTCCTCGATGGTGAAGATGGCTTTACTGCTTTCACTGGTGTGACTGAAGAAAATGCAGTAGGTAACACAGCTTTAGTAGATAGTCACGTAGATGTTGTATGTAAGCGTAACTCTCTCGCTTACTCAATCACTGATCTTGCTACTATGACAGGTATGGGCCAGGATATTGATCCTTTCCGTATTGCTGAACACATCTCTAAATCTTATGATGCTTTGTTCGCTCGCTTGACTGCTGCAGTTTTTGCTGGTTTCACTGCTCAAGTGGGAGCCGCTTCTGCTTTAACTGTAGATGTTTTCCAAGATGCTATCCAAGCTCTCGAGGCTGCTGATTCAAATAAAGGGGCTCCAGGTCCTTATGTTTGTGTATTGCATCCTGCACAATTTGCAGAATTGCAAGACTCAATCCGAAGTGAAACTGGTGCGGTAGCTTATGCTCCTGCTTCTTTCGAGGCTCTTGCTGCTAAAGGTTCACACTATAAAGGATCTTTCATGGGTGTTGAGATCTACACTAGCTCTTATGTTCTCGATGGTGGATCTAACTACCAGGCTGCTATGTTCGCTCCTGGTGCTATCGGTTATGCAACTGGAATGCCTGCTGCTCTTCCAGGTGCTGCAGAATCGATGCAGATGGGTGAGGTTATGGTAGAGATGGATCGTTCTGCTGCTTCTGCTTTAACTCAAGTGGTTGGACACGCTTACTTAGGAATAGCAATTATTTCTGATGAGCGTGGAGTAGAAATCGCTACTCTTAGCTAATCCATATGGATTGCAAATGGGGAAGGGCTTCTGCTCTTCCTCTCTTTTTAACTTAATAATGAGGTACATAATATGAGTTATAACCCCCAGCCCTGGGCTCCAGTCCAATCGCAAAAACAAGAACTTCTTCCAGAACAAGCTAACCACCCTTTCTTCTATAAATGGCATCCTACTAACTGGAGCCATTACTATTTTGAAAAGGAAGTTATAAAGGGTAAAAGTAAGAAAACAGAACGATCTTTCTTTTTTGTTCCGAATATCCGAATGGAGCAAATAATCCCGGGAGTTAATGGAGTTCATCAAATCCAAGGAGAACGAGGGAACGCTGGACCAAGAATAGGAACTTTGCAGCAGAAAGGATGGATCTATCTAGACCCTGCAAAATATCAATACATTCATCAGTATCGAGTCCGGAATGGTTATTATCATTGTCCTAAATGGTTAACGGTTCGAGTAGTTGGAAACAGAGTTATAAAAAATTTCGATAGAGAATCTTTTCTAAAATGGTCCTGCAGCTTAATAACAGATGGAACACTGCAACCCATAGAACCTCATTTCTGGGAGCTTGAAAGTATTAACCATCAAAAAGCAATCGGAAGAATGCAAAACTCGCAGCATATTCCAGAGATAAAAGTCAAGATCGATGAACACTACAAAGTAAGAGAAGATATGCTATCATTTATCCAGACCTTCAAAGAGAAGGGAATCGATATTTACAATGAGATAAAATAATGCCTACTAGCACCCCTTATGCTCCTCAAATTAAGATCCCTGAACTTCTAGAACGTGGGAAGAGTAATACTACAATTCTCCCAATTTATAGAGATGGGGTGTTAGCTGTTCCAACTGAAGTTCGATATACTCTATTTAAACCTGATCAAACAAAATTAGTAGATAATGCAGCAGCTTCCTTTCCTGGTAATATACCTACTTATGTGCATTCTGCTCCGAATCTGGATGCGAGCTTGGCACTCGGAGAAGGATACCTGCAGGAGTGGAAGATTACAATTGTAGGAGATGTATATGTTTTTCGTAGAATGGCAGCGGTTGTCTTACGCAGGTTATATCCAGTTGTATCGGATGGAGATCTAACTGCTACGTATTCACAACTAGCAGATATAAGACCTTCTAATCTGACCTCTTACCAGACTTATATAGATGAAGCCTGGTTTACCTTAGTTCAAAGGATGAGAACCGAGGGTGGAGGAATGGAGTATCTTGTAATGAGCCCTGAAGCCTTTAGAGCAGCCCATCAGAATCTAGCCCTCTATTATATTTTTCGAGATTTCCATTCAAGCTTAGGGCAATCTAATGGAAGATATCTCGATCTAGCTAACGAGCATTTTTCTCAGTACAAAGATGAATGGAAGCGGATTAACTTTATCTATGATCATAATCACGATGGCCAGACAGGTAACCCCAATGATAGAGTAGCAAAGCAGCCAGTTATTTATTTAAACAGTAACGGAAGCTTCTCCCGAAGGATGAGGAGAAGATAATGGCCCAATCGCTCTCAAGCATTCGAAAGGCTATAGCTGCAAAGATTGAAACTCTTACAGGTTTCAAAGAGTCAAAGCACACCCCGGACTTTTTTGGAAGAACTGAGAACACGGTAGCTCATAAGGCTTTCTCTATTTCGGTTGCTTCTTCTGTAGCGATGGAAGAGAGGCAGCGCAGAGCGGTTGGAGTATATATTTCCACCCCTATGCAGGTAATCTTTTCTCATCGTTTAAGACCTCTTGATATTTATCCAACTGATTACGATGCCAGCCTCGATTCTGAAGAGCTAGTTATTAATAAGGTTTTAGAGGCTTATTCTTCAGATAATCAGTTTACAATAAGATATACTTCAAGCGAGCGATCTGTTACTGATTCTCAAGAGTATATCCTTATAACTTTATCCTTTAATATCCTTCACACTATCTAATAAAAACGGTTAAAATAGTAATCATAATCCCCGGAGGCTTTCATGGCTTATTCAACAATTCCCAAGACTAAAAGAGATGGAGTTATCACTCTTCTCGATGGAACTGGAACTCCTGTAACTTTAGAAGTAGCTTATGAAGATGGTAACTTCACCTTCTCAGATCCTCAGCAGTTTTCAGAGCTTGTAGTAATGGATCGAGGAAACTTCTCTGCTATTCGTAAGCAAGATGAACAAGCAAAAACGGGAAGCTTTTCTTTCCACTTTAGACAGTTTACAGATGCATCAGAAGCTGGTAGTATTCGAGATTTCATAAATCAGAATGGTTTCTACTCTGGTAATATCTCAACTGGTTTAACTGGTACTCCATTTGTAGAGCATTATTGTATTGATATTAAATACTTAGCAGATAGCCCGGATGCAGCAGAAGCTGATCATTTTGTAACCTTGTCGAAGTGTGTATGTTCTTTGGATTTCTCAGAGGGAGATCCTTCTTCATTCACTCTTAACTTCACATGTTATGGTGGAATAGTAGCAGCTTAATAAATAGCGTAAGGAGGTACTATGCTATTAAATCTTAAGAAGCTTGGAAAGCATGAGGGGAAGATACCTTCCTCGATTGCTACTTGCTTGGATTTCGTTTCTATATGGGGCTCAGATC